ATCTGTATCTTAAAGACTATCATCAAGACTCACATCAAGACTATCATCAAGTCATACATCAATCATCTCCTCTTTAGGTAATCATCAAGATATACGGTAAGACTATCATCAAGACTAACATCAAGTCAAGACCTATCTAAAGGATAGACCATAAGCCAATCAATAAGCCCACACTATAAGGAGGAGACAAACAGAGACTATAAGAGGAGAACTATAAGAGATAGTCACTAACAAACAATTATAATAAGAATAATACTATTACAATCATAGACTTAAAGACTATCTTAAAGATTATCTCAAAATACCTATTGACTATGGTGTCTGGTCTATGTATTATTCATTCCATCGAGACGGGACATAGAGACCTTACCCGAAAGGAAGTCACTAAGTCTGATAACGTTAAGTAGCAATCAACAAGGCGTACGAAAGTTGTTGACTCGATGAAAAAGATGAACTAAGATACACCACATAACGAAACACTAACACTAACACTAAAGGAAATAATACTATGTTTATCTCTAATGCTGACAACAAGTTCACTGTAATTGCTTCACCATTCCGTGCTAATATGAGTATGCAAACTAACATGATGCGCTTAGAGGCTGCAATGAATCGCTTAACTATGTGCTTCAATATCACTAACATGAAGACTGTGCTTGGAGTCTATCAGGAAGAGGGTCAGGAAGCTGCTACACGCGAAGTTTCAATCAAGATGGATGGTCTATGCTGGCCTGAAGTTAAGAACCTGTGTACGCTGTTCTGTGAGGATTTCGAGCAAGACTGTATCCTTGTGATTAACAATGAGAATGGTCGTTGTGCTCTGTGGAGTAATTCATGGTCAGAAGAGTTAGGTTTCTGGACACAAGTGACCGCTGAGGAAGCTCACGAAGCTGGTATCTACACTCTGGACACTAACTTCACCTACTGGCTGGCTAAGTAATGAGTCCTTATGAAATAAGCTGGGCATCATCCCACGATTGGTTTGAGGATAGCTTTGAAGTTGATGATTATCTATGTGTGCTTACCACTTGTGGGATTATCTTCACTAACTTTGACAATATGAAAGAATGGGCAGAAGAAAATCTGAAAAAGTCTGATAAAACACTTGACGAAGACTTTTAAATTAACTAAGATACTCGTATCGAAACAAACAACAGGAACCATTAACATGGCTAACGTAATCAAACCAGAATCTCACAACTTCTCTGATATCTCTGCTGCAATCCTACCGTTCAACGTATTGGCAGACTCTTACGGTGAGGCTCTGGCCGCTGAACAGTTGATGCTTGAGCATGAATCTTACCAGTTAGGTGAAGCACGATTCATCAAAGCGATGGAACGTCAAGTAGAACGTGGTGAGGTGTCTGATAATGCTGTGGCGAAACCACTGTTAGACACTCTAATTCCTGCTCTGGCAGCTCGTATCACTGAGTTTGTCGAGATGAAACAGCGTGGTAAACCTCACGTATCAAAAGGTTACTTCGCTATGATTAAACCTGAGTCTGCTGCATTTATCATCGTTAAGACTACTCTGAATATCCTTGCTAAAGAAGAGTCTGTTCCGGTTCAACGTGTAGCAATGGCTATCGGTGGTAACATCGAAGATGAGATTCGCTTTGGTCGTATCCGTGACGAAGAAATCAAACACTTCAAGGAGCGCGTAAAGCCTAACTTAGACAAGCGTAACGGTTTCATCTACAAGAAAGCATACATGGAAGCTGTGGAAGCTGGTATGCAAGACAAAGGTGAGTTAAACTCAACGCATGAAGCTTGGGAAAAAGACGTTAAGTTTCACGTTGGTATCCGTGCTATTGAAATGCTGATTGAAGCGACTGGCATGGTTCAACTTGAGCGTAAGTTCAAAGGTATTCCAGATAAAGACCATGAAGCTTTACACCTTGCGCCTGAATACGTAGAGAAACTGACTAACCGTGCTCACGCTCTGGCAGGAATCTCACCGATGTATCAACCAATGATTGTCAAACCTAAGCGTTGGACTGGTGTACAAGGTGGTGGCTATTGGGCTAAAGGTCGTCGTCCACTGAATCTAATCCGTGTAGGCTCTAAACGTGCTCTCGACCGTTATCGTCAAGTGGATATGCCAGAAGTTTACGATGCGATTAACACTATTCAGGAAACCGCATGGCGTATTAACAAAGATGTTCTTGCTGTAGTTAACAACGTGGTTACTTGGGCTAATTGTCCAGTAGAAGACGTTCCGTCAATCGACAAGCTTGCTCTACCTGAGAAGCCTGAAGATATCGACAGCAACGAGGAGTCACTGAAGAAATGGAAGAAGGCTGCTGCTGCAATCTATCGTAAAGAGAAGGCTCGCCAATCTCGTCGAATCAGCTTAGAGTTTGCTTTGAGCCAAGCTAACAAGTTCAGCAAGTACAACGAGATTTACTTCCCATATAACATGGACTGGCGTGGTCGCGTATATGCAATCCCGATGTTCAATCCACAAGGTAACGATATGGTGAAAGGCTTGCTGACCTTCGCTAAGAAAGTTCCTGTAGGTATCGACGGTGGTTACTGGCTGGCTGTTCATGGTGCGAACTGTGCAGGCGTTGACAAAGTATCGCTTGAAGACCGTGTTAAATGGGTGAACGATAACGAGGCTAATATCCTTGCAAGTGCTGAGGCTCCTTTAGACTTCACTTGGTGGGCTGAGCAAGACTCTCCGTTCTGCTTCCTTGCATTCTGCTTCGAGTGGGCTGCTTATGTGAAAGCAGGTAAGAAACCAAGCTTTGAATCAAGCTTACCGCTGGCCTTCGATGGTACTTGCTCTGGTCTACAACACTTCTCAGCGATGTTACGTGATGAAATCGGTGGAGCTGCTGTTAACCTGCTACCTGCTGATAAACCACAAGATATCTATGGTATCGTTGCTGTGAAAGTGAATGAGGTACTACGTGACCTTGTGATTAGCGGTACAGAAGACGAGATGCAAACTCTCGAAGACAAGAAGACTGGTGAAATCACTGAACGTCTTGTGCTTGGTACTCGCACTCTGGCTGCTCAATGGTTAGAATATGGTGTGACTCGCTCAGTAACTAAACGCTCAGTTATGACTCTGGCTTATGGCTCTAAAGAGTATGGCTTTGCTGACCAAGTGTTTGAAGATACTGTGATGCCAGCTATCGACAATGGCAAAGGTGCAATGTTCACTGAGCCTTCACAAGCTTGTCGTTTCATGGCGAAACTCATTTGGGATGCTGTAAGTAAAACTGTGGTAGCTGCTGTAGAAGCTATGCAATGGTTACAATCAGCCGCTAAACTGGTGTCTTCTGAGGTGAAAGACAAGAAGTCAGGCGAGATTCTGAAACACGCAATGCCTGTGCACTGGACAACCCCTAACGGTTTCCCTGTATGGTCAGAGTATTGCAAGCAAGAACAGAAGCGTATTGATTGCGTTATCCTTGGCACTCATCGCATGGCGTTAACCATTAACATCCGCGATAAGAAAGAGATTGACGCTGCAAAACAAACTTCAGGTATCGCTCCTAACTTCGTTCACAGTATGGACGCGAGTCACCTACAAATGACAGTCAACAAGTGCTTCAAAGTGTACGGTATTCACTCCTTCGCTATGATTCACGATAGCTTTGGTTGCCATGCTGGTTTTGCTTCTAAGATGTTCCGTGCAGTACGTGAAACAATGGTGGAAACTTATGAAGAACATGATGTAATCCAAGAGTTCTACAATCAGTTTGAGCAACAACTTCACGAATCTCAAATTGAAAAGATGCCAGTTCTACCACGCAAAGGTAACTTGGAACTGAGAGAAATCCTCAAATCTCTATACACTTTCTCTTAATAACAACGCTTGACTTTAGGCCACCTTCGGGTGGTCTTTTTTATCCTCCGTAATACTCTGAATTAACCCACACTATATATCGTGCGCGTATTCCTTTATATCTGAGCGCCTCCCTCCTGAATTAACCCACACTATAGGAACTAACATTCAACCTTTCTCAAATCACATAGGAGATTATCAATATGACAAACTTTAAGATTAATCCATTCAAAGCAGTTTCATTCAAAGAGTCAGCCATTCAAAAGGTGATGGAACTTGGAGGCGTTATTGCTGCTGTTAAATATGATGGTCTACGCTGTCACTTAGTGATTACACCGACCGCTGATATCCAAGGTAAACCTGCTGCTCGCATGGTCGCTATATCCCGTACAGACAAGGCTATTCCAGCTTTACGTGAACTATTCATTAGTGCTGAGCACAAGATTCTCTTAGGGCAACTACTGGAAGAATCGCTGTATCCTGAAGGTCTGGTGATTGATGGTGAAGTGATGGTCAAAGGCGTGGACTTCAACACTGGCTCCGGTATGCTTCGTCGTAAAGAAGCTATCCACGTTAGCAAGTTAGCATACAAGGTCTACGGAGTGTTACCTTTAAACGCTCTCAAAGCTTCACCGGACGCTGAAATAGAAGTTCCTTATTGTGTTATGTATGAGCAAGTTAAAGTCCTTATGCATCAACTGTGGGAGCTTCTGCCAGAAATGGATTGGAAGCAGGAAGAGACCTACGAGGTGTACGATATGGCAAGCCTTGAAGAACTCTTTAAGAAGGTTCGTGCAGAAGGTCATGAAGGTCTCATTATCAAAGACCCAATGACTAACTGGAAGCGAGGCAAGAAGACTGGCTACTGGAAGATGAAACCTGAAGGTGAAATTGATGGTACTGTGGTCGGTGTCAATTGGGGAACTGTAGGTCTGGCCAATGAAGGTAAGGTAATCGGCTTCCAAGTTCTCTTAGAGAATGGCGTTGTTGTTGATGCTAACGGTATTACCCAAGAGCAAATGGAAGAGTACACCAATTCTATTAAAGGATATGGACAGTATCACTACTGTGACCAATATACTGCTGAAGAAGCCGTTTTCCACGGTCGTCCAGTTCAAGTTAAGTACATGGAAAAGACTCCTAAAGGTTCATTACGTCATCCATCATTTCAACGTTGGCGTGACCTTGAAGGAGCTGAAGGAGTGAAAGCATGATTCCAGTATTAGTATTCTTTATATTCCTATCATATTGTGTCTTCGTTATGACTGGTGAACGCCGTTGTCCGTTCTGTGGTAATCCAGTATCTAAGTGTGATTGCCCTTATGGGGAACTTAATTAACCCACACTATAGGAACCACTGTTCGTTCTAACTTAATTAACCCACACTATTGGGAAGAAAGAGACGATAAGGGAAGACTATAAGATATCTTTAAGATTTATCTTTAAGTCTTCTCTTTAAGTCTCCTCTTTAAGTCTCATCTTTAAGATTTATCATTGGAGATTATTATCATGAATCCTTGTTGTGAAGCTAAGGTACTTCAACTGTATAAGACAATTGACGAGAAGAATAAACACTTAGAGGAGCTGCAAGACTTAAACAATCAGTTGCGCTTTAAGATTGACTTTCAGCAACAGCGTATTAACCATCTTAATGACAATCTACGCGGTAGAACTGAGACTCTTTGTGGTCATGACCGTTATTCAATCAGGGAGATGGAATCAGATTTAAAGCGTCTTCGTGAACAAATCAAAGTAGACAAGAATCCACCTATTTCACCGTGGCCTATCGTCGCTTGTGTCTTACTCTGTCTAAACGTTATTCAATTCTTTTCATAGGAGAAACTAACATGCAAGTAATCAGTCTATCAGCTCTTTGCCCTCAGTCCGGTAAAGATACCCTCGCAGATTTCATCGAGACAATCGAAGGTATCAATGTTCGTCGTATTGCCTTCGGTGATGCATTACGTGATGAGATTATTAGCCATTTCAATACAACTGGTGCTACATTCTATCCTTCAGACGTCAAGCAGATGTTATTACGTCCAGCTAAAGACGTGGAACATGAAGCTTTCTCAATTAACAAACTTCGTATTAGTCCTTATCGTGACTTTATGAAGGCTTACGTTAAGTGGAGTCCAGAAGAAATCACCAAACCACGTTCCCTTCGTTACCACTTACAGCGTTACGGTAATGACTTCACCAAAGACCACATGAAGTACAAGTTACGATGGGTCGATGAAGTTCAACTAAAACTGGATGACTGGAAGAGTCGTGGTCAAGTTGACTTGGTAGTGGTAACAGATACTCGTGCTCCTGAAGAGTTCGAGATGCTGAAGAAAGAGTTCGATGCGTCTACCTTCCTGATTCGTCGTGAAGGCTTCCCTGTGTCTGAACATGAAGTGAAACGTGTGCCTCATCCTATTGAGGAATATGCGAAGAACTTTAAGTATGATTGGGAGCTAACTAATGTGTATGGCGATAAGTCCCATATGCAAGCTGACTTCATGAACATCATGAACAACTACATGTAATTAACCCACACTATAGGAAACAACAAGATTAGGAGGCTCTATTGCGTAACAAGAAGTATATCGTCCACATTCAATTGGTGGGCACTGAGATGGAAGTTCCGGTATTCGCTGAGGATATTGGACAAGCTGCTGAATGGGCTGAAGAAGCTTATGAGAGTCAAGGTTACAAAGTGAACCGTATCCGTGAAGCTCGTGATTGGGAACCAGTAGAATGAGAGAGGCTCGACTATGGGTTATCTTAACGGCTATCGGTTTAATCACGTTCGTGACTTCTACAGCCTATATGTATTCTAATTAACCCACACTATAGGAATACTCAAGGTCATTCGATAAGAGTGGCCTTTATGAATTTCTATGTAACAATCAAATCTATTGGAGAAACTTATGTCATTCGTTAAAATCAAATCAAGCAAACCTCGTCGTAACCATGAAGAACTTGCAGAACTACGCAAAGCAAAACGTAAAGGCGAAGACCGTAAGAAGCTGCAACGTGGTCGTGACTACGAGTACATGATTTGTGATGACCTTTCCAACTAATCAACAACCAATTTAACCAATACAAGGAGATATTCCCTATGAAATCTTTCCACAATCCTAAACCACTTCGTCAACGTAAACGTCTATTGAATCGCAAAGGGAAGACCATTCTTCTAACCGAACAAGCAGAAGGTTTACTGATGCGTCTCGAAAATAAGAAGCTCGGACTATCAAGCGATAAGTGGCTGTTCACAGTTCAAGACGGTAACGTCCTGATTAACTTTGCAGATGGTCACTGGTGTTCATCCTATCACAACCATTGGCTTGACTCAGTTAAACCTTCACGTATGGTTATCGTTGATACTCACTTTAAGTGCTAACAGGAGGAAATCATTATGACTATGCCTAACATCAAACAAGGTGGATACCGTAGCAAACCTGATGGTTTCCTCCACTTGAACAACTTTGCACACTCTATGAAGTCTGGTATGGCTGGTGCAATCTATGAGCGTATCTTAACTCGCAAACAACAAGACACGTTCTGTGAACTTATGGTTGAACTTGCAACAAGCGAAATGGCTACTCAAGCAGAGTTCAAGCAGCTTTATCACTTCAAACATGGTGTCTACCGTTTCGACAAAGACTTCCTGATTCAAAACTTCAAGCGCATGTTCTATGGTTATATGAAGTTAATCAACCGGAGTCCTTCTGCTGTGGTCGCTATGGCTACTACAGGTGAGCTGATTGATGTGGCTCAGAATGGTGGTATCGCTAACGTTAAGTTCAAATAACCCACACTATAGGGACAAACTCAAGGTCATCTACACGATGGCCTTTATGATTGTTCTTTTTAAATCAACATTCACTTACTCAACATTAACTTGGAGATTTCTCTATGAGAGATATTATTCATTCACTTGAAGCTGAGGTATGGTACAATCATTTCGATATCACCTATCGAGTTCGGCTTTTTGATAACCGGACAGGAGAAGAATACTTCTTTAAATACCCTGTGTTTTCTCTGAAAACTTCGGAAGATGCTATGGATAAAGCATATCAAGACCTTGCTTCACAATGGGGAACAATCCTATGAGTTATGAATATGAAGACCGTGAGGAGTCTATCTTCCTCTATCACCTACCCTGTGAGAACTGTGGGTCTTCTGATGCAAACTCTATGTTCTCTGATGGACACACTTTCTGCTATGTCTGTGAGAAGTATGTTCCTCCAAGTGGAGTCGAACAGACAAACTCTTACAACACAACAGGAGGTAAAAAGAAAATGTCCAACGTTTACTCTATGCAGGAACTTAATGGAGGATATCAAGCGTTAAACGCTCGTGGTATCACCGAAGATACCTGCCGAAAGTATGGGTATTGGGTCGGTAAAGACCAGAAGGTTACTTATCAGATTGCGAACTATTATGATGAAACAGGTACGCTTGTCTTCCAGAAACTTCGTGATAAGGATAAGAACTTCAAGACTCGCGGTAAGTCCAGTGACTCTTTGATGTTCGGTAAGAATCTTTGGAATGGTGGTCGCAAGTTGATTATCACTGAGGGTGAAATTGACTGTCTAACCGTTGCACAGATTCAAGGGTGTAAGTATCCAGTAGTTTCCATTCCGTTGGGAGCTAAAGCCGCAAAGAAATGCATTGCTGCGAATCTTGACTACTTTGAGCAATTCGAGGAGATTATCCTCATGTTCGACCAAGATGATGCTGGTCGTGCTGCTGCTCAAGAGTGCGCTGAGATTATGCCTATGGGTAAGACCAAGATTGCTGTGCTTCCTCTCAAGGATGCCAATGAGTGTTTACTTGCTGGTAAGACTAAGGAAGTCATTGATGCAATCTGGAATGCTGCTCCATTCGTTCCTGATGGTGTCGTTAATGCTGCTTCTATGAAGACTCGCGTTAAGGAGTTCCTGAAGAACATGGAGACAGATGGGTTCCTATTTGGTAACTTCAAGCGTCTAAACGATATGACTTTAGGTGCTCGCGGAGGTGAAGTCGTTATGATTACTTCAGGTTCCGGTATGGGTAAATCAACCTTTGCTCGACAACTGTTCCTTCAGTGGCAAGCTAACATGCCTGTTGGTATTTGTGCTCTCGAAGAAGCAGTAGAAGAGACTGTGCTTGATATGCTCGGACTGGCCAACTCTGTACGATTACGCCAAAGCAAGGAGCTTCAAGCCCAATGGATTGAGGATGGTACGTTCGATAAGAACTATGATGCTCTGTTCGATAGCGGTAACTTGAATCTCTATGACTCCTTTGCGGAATCTGAGTCAGACCGTTTGTTATCCAAAATGGCTTACATGGTTGATGGTCTTGGTTGTCGAGCTATCTTGCTTGACCATATCTCAATCGTAGTGTCAGCTATGGATGATAACTCAGATGAACGTAAAATCATTGACCGCTTAATGACAAAACTCAAGGCATTCGCTAAGTCTAAAGGCGTAGTGGTAGCTGTAATTTGTCACTTGAAGAACCCTGAGAAGGGTAAGCCTCATGAAGAGGGACGACCAGTAACTATCACAGACCTTCGTGGTTCTGGTGCGTTACGTCAACTATCAGATACCATTATTGCACTTGAACGAAACCAACAAGGTGAAGACCCGAATATGGTTCGAGTTCGTATCTTGAAATGTCGATTCACTGGTGAGACTGGTGTTGCATGTTACCTGAAGTTTGACCGTCAGACAGGCTGGTTGAACTATCAAGGTGATTGCTTCGACGAGGATGACTTGTCGCCCACTGAAGGTGAAGATACTTTCGGTACTGACGATTCGTTCTAACCTAACTTAATTAACCCACACTATAGGGCTACTTCCAACAACCACATAAGGAGAAACATTATGTCTATCTTAACTCGTGTTCTTAAAGTCTTTCTAAAAGCAACCGTGAAGGCTATCGTTAAAGATGCAGCTAAAGGTCATCGTAAAGTAGAGAAGCTTCAAGTCAATAAGAAAGTCAAACAGATTGACAAGAAGTTCGTCGCTGAACGTGCTCGTCTACGTGCTAAAGCTGAACAGTATCAGAAACGTGCTATCCAGACTCATGCTGAAGCTGAAGCAGCTAAGAAAGCTCTACGTGAGAAAGCTAACGCACTTCACAATGAAGCTGTTCAATCACGTCAACTGGCAGACAAACTTGAAGGTCTGCTGAAGTAATCTCAGAGTTACACTAAAGGGCATCCGTTGGGTGCTCTTTGTTATTAACTTTGTAAACCACATGTAAACAATAGGAGAATACTCTATGACTATTACACCAGACTTGCTTCGTAAACTTGCAGCTAAACTTGATGCTGCTCAAGCAGAAGTCGCTAATGAACTGAAAGAAGCCCTCGGCATGTGCGAACCTAAAGTTACTCGCGTATCTATTCCTGTAGTTGGTAAACGTGAAGTATCGGATATCCACACTCGTCCACAACGAACAGAACTTGCTATGAAACGTTGGGTAGAAGCTAACATGACAGACGAAGAACGTACACAGCAAGCTCGTCGCAAGAAGGCAACTAAAGGTGTGACTCACCGAATCACCAAAGAAATTAATCATCCTCGCTATGAACACCTACGTAAAGCTGGTTTCTGTGCTGGTATGAAGTTCCGTATTGTCTCTCCACACAGCTTAAACCGAGTTGTCGTAGAGCATATTCGTTCCGGTAAGCGAGCTATTATGTCAACCACATTACTGGAGACTATTCCTGATGGTCAATTCTAAATTACAAACTCAACGAGGACACGATTGTGTTCGTATCTCTGGTGGCATGACTCCTATTGTTGTGGAGTCTGTCCATTTAGATAATGGCTTAGCGATTGTCCGTACAGAGAATAACGTTACGTGTATCGCTGAGATTCATCCTTGGATTTGGAAAACTAAAGAAGAGACTGAAGTTTATCATCGTGATGAATGGGATGCTATTCGAGCCTTCCAGTACATCCACTTAGTACACTCAAAGGAGTAATAAAACATGAGTCAACTCAATCGTAAACAGTATAAGAAAGAGTGGCAATTAAAACATCGTTACGGAATTACTTACGCTCAATACCTTGAGTTGATTGCTAAATCTAATTCACGTTGTAATATCTGTGACAAAGTATTAGTGCCTCAATCGAGAAACACTCAAGAGACAGTATGCATCGACCATTGCCATGAGACAGGAGCAATTCGCGGAATCTTGTGTAATCGTTGTAATATTGCTATAGGGATTCTTGGTGATAACCATGAACGTTTGAAACGCGCATTAGCTTACTTGGAGAAACCTTATGAAATTATTAATTAGTGATATTGAAACCAACGGTCTACTTGATACAGTTGATAAATTTCACTGCTCATGGACTGTGGATTATTTTACAGGGGAATGGAAAGCCTATCGCCCTTGGGATTTTGAACAGTACATCAAAGACCTTGAAGCTTGTGCAGCCGAGGGTGGTGTGATTGTGTTCCATAACGGAATCAAGTATGACTATCCTGCACTGAAGAAGCTCAAGAAGTTGTACTTCGGGAAGAACCTAAACATCCCTAAGAGAAACGTTCTGGACACACTTGTTATGTCCCGTCTCCTTCACTCAAACCTGAAAGACACTGATGCTGGTCTGCTTCGCTCAGGTCGAATCACAGGTAAACTCTATGGCTCTCACTCGTTGAAAGCTTGGGGTATGCGCTTAGGTGAGCTGAAAGGTGACTACGGTGAGCAGGAAGCTGCATGGATTGAGTTCAATGAACCGATGATGGATTACTGTAAGCAGGACGTTCAGGTTACTCTAAAACTCTTTGAGAAGTTTATGAGTGACACTTGGTACTTCCCTAACGGTGCTGATGGTCTATCTGAGTCTGTTCTACTGGAACATGAAGCTGCATGGCTCCTCGCTAAGCAGGAACGTAATGGTTACGCTTTTGATACTCAAGGTGCTGAAAGACTCTATGCGGAAGTTGCTGGTCGTCGTGCAGAAATCTTGATGGAACTAACCAGAACGTTTGGCTCTTGGTATGAACCTAAAGGTGGGACTCAACCATTCCTGCATCCGAAATCCGGTAAGCCTCTCCACAAGTATCCTCGTGTGAAGTATCCTAAAGCTGGTTCTATTTGGACAAGTGCTAAGAAACCTACTCTGGCCAAGACACTGTACCTGAAGGATGCTCCATTCACTCCGATTCAACATGTAACATTCAATCCAAGTTCTCGTGCTCATATCATTAAGGTACTGAAGGACTGTGGATGGGTTCCAACTGACTTCACTGAAGCAGGTAATCCAATTGTAGACGACGATACGTTGTCACTTGTGATTGAGCATAAGCTTGTTCCTGAAGAGTTTCTTCCTAAAGTTGAACTCATCAAGGAATATCTGGTTATCCAGAAGCTTATTGGTCAGTTAGCTGAAGGTGATAACGCTTGGTTACGCATGGATAAGGGAGGTTATATTCATGGTCAAGTTAATCCTAATGGCGCTGTTACTGGACGTGCAACTCATAGTTATCCTAATCTGGCTCAAGTACCTTCCATTAGAAAGTACAAAGGAGTTGAGTGTCGTTCATTATTCGGTGCTGAACATCATCGTGATTACCACACTGGCAAACCTTGGATTCAAGTTGGGGTGGATGCTTCAGGTCTGGAACTTCGATGCCTTGGTCATTTCATGGCTAAGTTTGATGATGGTGAGTATATCAATACCATTCTTAATGGTGATATTCACACGCAGAATCAGATAGCTGCTGGTCTACCAACTCGTGATAACGCTAAGACCTTTATCTATGGTTTCCTGTATGGTGCAGGTGCTCAGAAGATTGGTGAGATTGTCGGTAAGTTCGGTGAAGAAGGTAAGAAAGCTGGTGCAGAACTAATCAAGAAGTTCCTTGAGAACACTCCTGCAATTGCTTCTCTTCGGGAACAAGTTGCTGACGCTCTCATTAAGGAAGCTAAATGGGTAGGTGGCACTCAACAAATCAAATGGAAACGCAAATGGATTAAAGGACTTGATGGACGTAAGGTTCATGTTCGTAGTCCTCATGCTGCGTTAAACACTCTGTTGCAATCTGCTGGTGCATTGATTTGTAAGAAGTGGATTGTCGAGTGGGACAAAGGGATGCAAGCTGCTGGATACAAGCATGGATGGGATGGTGACTACTGCTTTATGGCTTGGGTACACGATGAAGCTCAATTGGCTTGTCGTACTCAAGAGATTGCAGAAGATGCTGTTCGTATCGCTCAAGAAGCTATGCGTCGAGTTGGTGAACATTGGAATTTCCGGTGTCCATTAGACACTGAAGGGAAGATTGGAGCTAATTGGGCAATCTGTCACTAATGGTGTCTTTATGCAGGATATGAAGGTTGTTCGTTTCTATTTCTATCAGCGTAAACACGTAGAGTATCTTCTAAAGTGGAGACACGAGATTCGTTATGGCTCTGCTAAGAAGGCTCTACAATACCGGATAGAATCTCAAACTTATCTTAAAGCTATGCATGACTTAGCTAAATGATATACTCAAGGTCATTCTATGAGAGTGGCCTTTATGAATATCGTTTATGATATCTAATTAACCCACACTATAGGGATAAGGGACGTAAGGTTTCTTATCTTAAAGATTAACTTAAAGAAGGAGGACAATATGTCTAACACTCAGAAAACCACTATGACTTTCACTGGCAATCTATCAGTTGATTTCACGTTCATTGCTCGTGATTTAGAAACCTTTGAAGAAAACCTGAAGGAACTTCAAGAACTGTCTCAAGGTGAATCTTTCGAGAAACTGCCTGTGAAGAATCAAGTGATGACCAAACTGGTACTTGAAGCTTATCAGAAAGAAGGTCTTGAAGGTGGTATTCGTGAACTGGTTCGTTTCAATCTACGTACAGGTATGAATGAGCTGATGCGTGATGAACTCAGTATGAATGATGCTTCAGTTACAATGAAAGTAGCTCCTTGTCGTCTGAAACTGGACACTGCTGCTAAGGTCTTGAATCAACAAGTGGTGGTGAATACTGCCTATGAACAAGCGTAAGATTGTATTTGAAGAATTAACTGAAGGTGGACTTAGGGTTCGCCTTATCATAGGTAAATCTGGTCGATTCATTGACTTCTCTAAAGAAGAAGCTGACGAGTTGACCTCCTATCTCGTAAGGAGAAATCTAAATGGTCACAGCAACTCTGCTGATATTCTCACTCATTGGAGAAACTAACGTAACCATTGATGGTAACGAAGTCAAGCAGTGTCAGTACATCGCTAAGAAAAGCAATAATTACACTGTGATGACAACCTATGTTCCTCCTTCTTTTAAGTGTGAACGCACAATCAAGTTCTAATAGGAGGTTTAATGAACACTTATCTTGCAGTTCTTCAGTATATCTTGGAGAACCCTCAAACATTCCAAAGTAATCACTTCCGTGGTAACGCATCGTTCTACGCTGAAGCTGCTTCTCGTGGTCACATCTCTTGCTTGCAACACGGTAAGAATGCAGGTCGTTGGTTCATTACGGCTGCTGGTCGTAACTTCTTGGAGGCACATTCCTAATGAGTAAACCATTAGTAAATCATGCATTAATTCTTGATGCTGACTACCTTGTGTATCAAGCTATGAGTGCTGCTGAAATCGAAACGCAATGGTCTGATGATGTATGGACTCTTGAGTGTGACCATGTGAAAGCTTGGGATATTCTCATTGGTTCCGTTCAAGCTATCGTTGCTAAACGTAAAGCATGGGCTACCAGTAAAATCGTTATGTGCTTCACTGACGACCACAACTGGCGTAAAGACGTACTGCCTACCTATAAGGCAAATCGTAAAGCAACTCGTAAGCCTACAGGTTATCGTGCCTTTGTGAACAAGGTAATGCAATACCCTGAATGGGAAAGCTTCCTTCGTCCTAACCTTGAAGGTGACGACTGCATGGGTATCCTTGGTACTCGTCCATCATTGGTAGGCGCTAAGACTTCGACTCTGGTCTCCTGTGATAAGGACTTTAACACAATTCCGTGTGAGTTCTTCTGGTTGACTACAGGCGAAATCAAGACGATTACCGAAGAAGATGCTGACCGTTGGCACATGCTGCAAACCATCATGGGAGACGTTACCGATGGTTATTCAGGTATCAAAGGGATGGGTAAGGATACAGCATTAGCGTTTCTTGAGGAGCCTTACAAGTTCGTTCAAGTAGAGAAAACCTTCAAGTCTGGTGCTCGTAAAGGTCAGACAGTCATGGAATGGAAGAAGGTCGAGAAGGAACCTGAAGATTCTCTATGGGATTGTATGGTCACTCTTGCTGTTAAAGCTGACATGACCGAAGAAGACCTCTTGAAGCAAGCTCAAGTGGCTCGTATTCTTCGTGCATCTGACTACGACTTTAAGAACAAGGAGCCAATCTTATGGAAACCGTAAAAGCTTGTCAGGATTGTAAACATTTTGAAGGTTCTGATTACCTTCCTGATTGTATGCATCCTAATGCTACTCGATATAAGGATATGGATTATAGCACAGGAGTGAAACCTGAGTATCAACTCGGAGCAAAGACCTGTCGTTTTGTTACAGGCTTATGTGGTGTAGATGCTAAATGGTTTGAACCTCAAGTGAAACGTAAGACATTCCTAACTCGTCTTATTGCACTTCTTCGGGATTAATTAACCCACACTATTGGGAGAGAGTCTCTGGAGGAGGTCTGTGATAAATCTCTCCCTTATTCCATTCATTTATTCATAGGAGATATAACTTTATGGCTAACGATAAGAAATTCTACCGTACTCCAATTGGCGTTGTTGGTGCTTACCCTTACATTCAACGTCCAGACACTCAGTTCAATGACCGTGGTGAATACCGCATCAAGCTGGCTGTTCCTTCAGAGAAAGCTCAGAAGCTTATTAATCTGATTACCGAAGCTCACGAGAAGAATCTTGAAGCTCTCAAGAAGAATCCGAAGTACAAAGGTAAGCGTATCAAGGAAGGCGATATGCCATTCTTTGAGGATGATGAAGGTAACGTAGTGTTCACCTTTAAGATGTACGCATCGTTCAAAGACAAAGAGACAGGCGAAATGAAAGACCTGACTCTACGTGTCTATGACTCCCAAGGTAAGCGCATCGAAGACGTTCCAGCAATCTCTGGTGGTTCTGAAGGTCGCGTTGAGTTCAGCCTATTCGCTTATCCGCCAAGTGGTGCTGTAGGTGCAAGCGTTAAGCTGCAACTGGCTAAATTCCAATTGCTGAAGCTGGTTGAGTGGACTGGTGGTGGTAACGATACCTTCGGTGACGATGATGACGAAGATATGTCAGCATATGAAGGCGGTTATGTTGCCTCTTCTAAACCTAAAGACTCTTTCGGTGGTGACGATGAAGAGTACGAAGAGTCAGATGAAGGCGAAGAAGAGTACGAAGAAGAAGACTTCTAATGGCAGCTAAGAGCTGGTTCAGAAAGAGTGCTGGGGCGGTAGCCTACCGTTCCGGCCTTGAAGATAACATTGCGAAACAGTTGGAGGCTAAGGGTCTCCCTGTTTCATTTGAGAGTCACTTCCTGAACTACATAAAGCCTCAGACTTCTCATAAGTACACACCGGATTTCATCTTACCGAATGGAATCATCATTGAATCAAAAGGTCTGTTCGATGTGGAAGACCGTAAGAAACATCTTCTAATCAAAGAACAATATCCAGACTTGGAGATTCGCTTCGTGTTCTCTCGTAGTGCAACGAAGCTTTACAAAGGCTCTAAGACCACTTATGCTGATTGGTGCATTAAGTACGGCTTTAAGTTTGCTGATAAGCTTATCCCTGTTGAATGGCTACGGGAGAAATCCATCATTATTCCTGAAGGAGTTCTTCATGTAAAGAAAGGAGATAAGTAATGGCAGCTTTTAAGAAACGTACACAAACCAAAGCAATTCTGGTACATTGCACAGCTACGAAACCTCATCAAGATATTGGTGTCCGTGAAGTCCGTCAGTGGCATACACGAGACAACGGATGGTTTGATGTAGGTTATCACTTTATCATTCGTCGTAATGGAGTAATCGAAAATGGCCGACCTGTGGATGTTGTTGGTGCTCATGCTTCTGGTTTCAATTCTGATAGCGTTGGAGTTTGTCTCGTTGGTGGTATCAACGAAGAAGGTAAAGCAGATGCAAACTTTACGTTGGAGCAATATGTCTCGCTCAAGACGCTACTTGACACGCTTAAAGCTTCGTACCCAGAAGCAGAGATTAAAGGACATAGAGATGTCAATAATGGCAAAGAGTGTCCTTCTTTTGACATTCATGGTCTGTTGGCTAATGTGAAGTAATTAAGTTGTAAACTCAAGGTCATTCCTTTGTGAGTGGCCTTTATGATTACAATTAACCCACACTATAGGGAGAAGGGACTAAAGGTTAATCTTTAAGTTCCCTTTGTTTCTATTAACTTAAAGAGAGGAATCTATCGTGGATATTCTTAATCATGGTGGTACTTTGGATGATATCCTTGTGCCTCATATCTCGAAGGAACTGGCAGAACACTTAAAGAATGAATTTAGTGCAGACCGACAGATTGCTTCAGGTCTTCTATCAGACACTAATGTGGTTCGTTCAGAGAGCTATTTATTAGGCTTCCTTGCTGGTCTTGGCTATAGTCGTCAAGTAATTGATGCTATGATTGCTAATCAGGAAGCTAAGTTTGAAGAAGATACTCTGGTTGATGTAACCGATTCATTCCTCTCGAATTAAGGAGGTGTGAACTTTATGTGTATCTTTAAAGCTCCTTCTATCTCTGTTCCTGATACTCCAATCCCTGCTCCACTTCCTGCTGACTTAGAGTCTGCACCGAAGGTTGAGTCTGTGGATTTTGGTGGTAGCGCTAAAGTGGACACAGAGACTGCATCAGGTGTTAAAGGTGAGAAATCAACTGGTAAGTCAAGTCTTAAAGTTAAACTTAACAAACCAGACATGAAGCTGACCAAACCGACTAACGTTGGTGCAAACCTAAGTCTATAACATTTAAACAATCAACAAACATCTAAGGAGACATTATGTCTAAATTCTTTGTCGAGTATCAACACAAGAAGCAAGGACAAGCATTTAACCATCAATTGTTTGAAGCAGTTAAGAAACACTACTGTGCAAATGATTATAAAAGTGCTGAGAAAGTTTGGCATTTCGTGTCAGATTTCGACCGTGTTGATTATGAGATTTTCAACAAACATGGCAAACATGTAGGATACTTCTCGTTGGTTCTTAATGAGGATATGCATCTTGGTAAAGTTGCTTCATATATCACTCTCTTCGTTGTTCCTCAGTGTCGAGGCCACAAGGAAATCGCTAAGTTAATCAAGTGGTATTCTGAGCGATTCGCTAAAACGTTTGACGCTAAGTACATCGCTAAGGTTAAGCATGTGTCTCCTTTGAAACGTATTGAAACTTATAAGGAGGTCAAATAATGTCTGGTGTGAAACGTGTTCTCAAAGCTGTTGTCACAGGTGGTGCTTCTGAGATTGTCTATAAGCAAGAGAAAGAAATGCGCAGACAACAGGAAGAAGCGGAGCGTCAAGCTAAACTTCAAGCTGAACTCGAAGCTGCTCAACAAGCTGCTCAAGTGATTCCTCAAGCTGAATCTAAAGGTGTTGAAGCAACTGCTGTTGACACCGCATCCAAGAAGAAGAAGACTCTGAAAGGCGGTAAACAATCGCTGTCAGTATCTCGTTCATCTGGCTCTGGTATCAACATCTAATATAAGGAGTATCATCAATGGCTGAAGTCGAAAAGACTGGTTTTGCTGCTGATGGTGCTGCTGCTGCGTATAACCGATTGAAGAACGACCGAGGAGCTTATGAGACTCGTGCAGAAGACTGTGCGACTTATACGATTCCTTCGGTCTTTCCTTCAGCTACGGCTGACGGTAGTACCAGCTATACAACACCTTGGCAGTCTATTGGTGCTCGTGGTCTTAATAACCTTGCATCAAAACTAATGCTGGCTCTATTCCCTGTAGGCAGCTCTTTCTTCAAACTGAATGTATCAGAACTTGAAGTAAAACAATCAATCACCTCTCCTGAAGAACTCACTGAGATTGCTACTGGTCTTGCTATGGTTGAGCGAATCTGCATGAACTACATGGAGTCTAACTCGTTCAGACCAACTCTACATGCTGCTATTAAACAGCTTCTGGTTGCTGGTAATGTGCTTCTATACATTCCATCGACTGAACAAGTAGAAGGTCAATCGAATGCACCTAAGCTTTACAAACTGCATAACTTTGTGGTTGAACGTGATGCTTATGATAATGTGCTTCAAATCGTTACTGAGGATAAGATTGCTCGTGCAGCCTTACCTGAAGATGTTCGTAAGTCACTTGAAGAGGCTCAAGGAGACCAGAACCCATCTGAAGAAGTGACCATCTATACCCACGTCTATCGTGACCCTGAAGCGATGGTGTTCCGTTCTTATCAGGAAATTGATGGTGAAATCGTAGCAGGAACAGAAGGTGAGTATCCTTTAGACTCTTGCCCTTGGATTCCAGTTCGTCTAATCAAGATGCCTAATGAGGACTATGGACGTTCATTCGTTGAAGAATACCTTGGAGACTTGAAGTCCCTTGAGAATCTATACGAAGCCATTGTGAAAATGTCAATGATTTCCTCGAAGGTTCTGTTCTTTGTGAACCCTAATGGTGTCACTCAGATTCGTCGTGTAGCTAAGGCTAATACAGGTGATTTCGTAGCTGGTCGTAAGCAGGATGTTGAAGTATTCCAATTAGAGAAATACAACGATTTCCAAGTGGCTAAGGCTACTGCTGATGATATCGAGAAACGCTTGTCGTATGCCTTTATGCTGAACTCTGCGGTTCAACGTGGTGGAGACCGTGTTACTGCTGAAGAGATTCGTTATGTTGCTGGTGAGCTTGAAGACACTCTTGGTGGTGTTTACTCACTGCTATCTCAAGAGTTACAACTTCCTCTGGTGAAGATTCTCCTCAAGGAGCTTCAAGCAACATCGAAGATTCCGAACCTACCGAAAGAGGCTGTTGAGCCTGCAATCGCTACAGGTCTGGAAGCTCTTGGTCGTGGTCATGACTTGAACAAACTGAACGTATTCATTGACTACATGATTAAACTGGCAGGTCTTCAGGATGATGATATCAACCTGTTAGACGTTAAGATGCGTCTTGCTAACTCACTCGGTATGGATACTACAGGTCTAATCCTGACTCAACAGGACAAGCAAGCTAAGATGGCTGAAGCAAGTACCGCTGCTGGTATGGTGACTGCTGGTCAACAAATGGGTGCGGCAGGTGGACAAGCTGCGGCTGCAATGATGCAACAACAGGCAGGACTGCCGACTCAGTAATTAACCCACACTATAGGGAGAGACAATGTAACTATTAAAAGTTCTCCCTATAGTCTTATCTTTAAGAAAGGAGTAATGAATGCCTTATTCTCATTTAACTAATGCTGTGGTTTCTGGTGAACTAACAGAACATGAACAAGCAATGATTGCAGCTCCTGTGGCTGTTCGTGATGGTGATGATTCTATCTCGATTGAAATGCCAAGCGAAGAACCTGAAGTTGAACAGGAAGAAGCGCAACTCGAAGATGAACCTGAAGTAGAACAACATGAAGAACAAGAAGTTGAATCAGAAGGTGAGTCTGAAAGCGAGGAAGGTGAAGGTGAAGGTGAATCTGAGCTTGAAATTCCTGATGTAGACCCGAAAGATATCACCGAAGCAGGTGCAGCTCTTACGGAAGCACAGGAAGGTCAGAAAGCTCTTATTGAACAAGCTGTGAAGAATGGCCTTGATGCTGCTCTCATTCCTGTAATGAATGCTGAATTTGAAGAACACGGTAAGTTGTCTGAAGGTTCCTATGAAGCCTTAGCTGCTGCTGGTTATTCTCGTCAATTTGTGGATTCATACATCAAAGGACAACAAGCTATCGTCAATAAGTTTGTTGAGTCTGTTGTGGAATATGCAGGTGGTCGTGAAGTCTTCGCTAAGATTCAGGAAGCAATGGCTGAGAATCAATCTTTAGGAGCTGCTTTCAATGCTGCTATCGAACGTAATGATATTGTAACTATCAAAGCTCTTATCGACTCTGGTAAGGTAACTTTACGTTCTAAGTTCGGAGTCAAGCCTAAGCGTGACTTAACGGTGTCTGCTAAACCTGCTGCACAGAAACCTGCTGCTCAGAAAGTAGAGCCTTTTGCAAATCGTCAGGAAATGGTTAAAGCAATGTCCGATAAGCGTTATGCTCGTGATGCAGCTTATCGTGCTCAAGTAGAAGCTCGTGTGATTGCTTCAAGTTTCTAATCACATCCTGAATTAACCCACACTATAGGGAGAGACAGTGTAATTCCTCTTGGAGACTCATTGGGTTTCTGTCTCTCTTCAATTTCTTATTTTCAATTATCTTAGAAGGAGAATAAATTATGGCAATGACTGGTGGTCAAAAGATTGGTACTAATCAAGGTAAAGGTCAATCAGGTGGTGATGCTCTGGCTCTGTTCCTGAAAGTCTTCGGCGGTGAAGTTCTTACTGCTTTCGAGCGTCAAGCTAAGACCTTGAGTAAAGTGATGACTCGTACCATTACTTCCGGTAAATCAGCTCAGTTCCCTGTTATGGGTCGAACCAAAGCTCGTTACTTGAAGCAAGGTCAGTCTCTGGATGATGGTCGAGAAGATATCAAACACACTGAGAAGGTAATTACCATTGATGGTCTATTAACCACTGATGTTCTGATTTACGATATCGAAGATGCGATGAACCATTACGATGTTCGTTCAGAATACTCAACTCAGATGGGTGAAGCGCTGGCAATGGCCGCTGACGTAGCGAACTATGCAGAAATGGCTAAACTGGTTAACTCTCGTAAAGAAACCACTAACGAAAACATTGCTGGTCTTGGTGCTGCTTCTCTGGTGAAAATCACTGGTAAGAAAGAAGACCCTGCGAAGTATGGTACTCAAGTTATCCAAGCTCTGACCTATGCTCGTGCTGCTTTCGCTAAGAAGTATATCCCTGCTGGCGACCGTACCTTCTACACCGACCCTGACACTTACTCAGCGATTCTTGCTGCTCTGATGCCAAATGCGGCTAACTATGCAGCTCTGATTGACCCTGAGACTGGTAACATCCGTAACGTGATGGGCTTCGAGGTCGTAGAGACTCCACACATGACTGCTCAAATGGTAACTAACCCTGCTGATGCATTCGATGGTACTGGTCATATCTTCCCTTCAACTGGTGACTCAACCACTGCTGGTAAGATGACTGTAGGTGCTGACAACGTTGTTGGTCTGTTCGTACACCGTTCAGCAGTTGCTACCTTGAAACTGAAAGACATGGCACTTGAACGTGCTCGTCGTCCAGAATATCAAGCTGACCAAATCATTGCGAAATACGCGATGGGTCATGGTGGTCTTCGTCCAGAAGCTGTAGGTGCTATCATCTTCGTTGATGGTGACACTCCTGCTGTAGCTCCTGACTTAATCACTGGTGTAGCTTCTTTCTCAGCAGAAGCGCTTGCATCCACTCATGCAAAGCGTAGCGCATAATAATCACAATTAGACTTAAAGGGATGGCTTCGGCTGTCCCTTATTTTTCTAAAGGAGGATAAAATATGTCCATTAGTATCTATGAGTCAAACTGGCAGTATCAAGCAGAGTTAGACGCTATCAACGATATCTTGGCTTCAATTGGTGAATCTCCAGTGAACACTCTTGAGTCTGATGCTAACGCTGACGTTGTGAACGCTCGACGTATTCTCCACAAGATTAATCGTCAAGAGCAATCTAAAGGATGGACGTTCAACATCGAAGAGGGAGCTACACTGGTTCCTGATGTTTACTCTCAGTTGATTCCTTACATGCCTAACTATCTCTCAGTGACTACTACAGGTGGTACGCCTTATGTCAATCGTGGTGGTTATGTTTATGACCGTATCAACAAGACAGACCGTTTCACAAGTCCTATCACAGTCAACTTGATTACCTTGCGTACCTTCGATGAGATGCCTGAACAGTTCAAGTCTTACATTGTCACTAAGGCAGCTAAGGAGTTCAATATTCGATTCTTTGGTGCTCCTGAGATTGATACTGTGCTTGGTAACGAACTGATTGACTTAGAGCGAGCTGTCAACGAGTATGAGTTGGATTATGGAGCTTTCAATATCTTCAACAATGACCCTTATGTGTCTGGTGCAATCTCTCGTTAATAGGAGGTAACATGGCTCTTATCAGTCAAAGCATTAAGAACCTTAAAGGAGGTATCAGTCAACAACCTGATATCTTACGGTATTCCGACCAAGGTTCTAAACAGATTAATGGTTTCTCTTCAGAGGTAGAAGGTCTTCAAAAGAGACCTCCCTCAGTTCACGTAAAGAGATTAACCGACCAGTTTGGCTTAGGGCAAAAGCCTTATTGTCATATCATTAACCGTGATGAAGTAGAGCGTTATGCAGTGTTCTTTACAGGTTCAAACATTCGGGTATTCGATTTGTTTACTGGTGATGAGAAGACTGTGAATGCTCCTAACGGTTTATCTTACGTGACGTCTTCTAACCCTCGTAAAGACCTTCGTATGGTGACTGTTGCTGATTATACGTTCATTCTTAATCGTAACGTATCGACTGCTCAAGGGACAACTAACACTCCAAGGGGACTGGCTCCTTTTGGTCACTTTGGGTTGGTGGTTATCCGTGGTGGTCAATATGGTCGTACCTATCGAGTCAAAGTTAATGGAAGCGTAGAGGCATCCTTTGAGACTCCTTTAGGCGACCAAGTGGAACATGCAAAACAAATAGACATTGCGTATATCATTGACCAGTTAGCGGCACGTTTAATCAACAGGGGATGGGCTGTAACTAAAGGTTCCGGTTATTTCTATTTCTCAAAGAGTGGTTCCGTTATTATCAAATCTCTGGAAGTAGAGGATGGCTACAACGGGCAGTTGGCTTGGGGTATCATTAACGATGTTCAGAAGACAACTCAGTTACCTGTCTATGCGCCTAACAACTACATTATCCGAGTGTCTGGAGACCCTACGTTGAATCAGGATGATTACTACGTTAAGTTCGATGCTTCTCGTAACGTCTGGACTGAGTGCCCTGCTCCTAATATCAAAGCGGATTATAACAAGGCTACCATGCCTCATGTGTTGATTCGTGAAGCTGACGGTACGTTTACCTTCAAGCAAGCTGATTGGACTCACAGAGCTGCTGGTGATGACGATACGAACCCTTATCCGTCCTTCATTGGGAATAGTATTAACGATATCTTCTTCTTCCGTAACCGTTTAGGTTTCTTGAGTGGAGAGAACGTAATCCTTTCAGGTTCCGGTAATTACTTCAACTTCTTCCCTGAGTCAGTCGCGGTGTTAACCGATACAGACCCAATCGACGTAGCTGTAAGTACAAACAGAATCTCAATCCTGAAGTATGCTGTGCCATTCTCAGAAGAGTTAATCCTGTGGTCTGACCAAGCTCAGTTCGTATTAAGTTCTGATGGTGGTCTTACACCAACAACTGTACGATTAGACTTGACGACTGAATTTGAAGTGACTGAACAGGCTCGTCCTTTCGGTATTGGACGTGGTGTGTACTTCGTGTCACCTCGTGCTAAGTTCAGCTCTGTACGTCGATTCTATGCGGTTCAGGACGTTACCCAAGTGAAGAACGCAGAGGATATTTCAGCACACGTTCCTTCTTATGTTGAGAATGGTGTCTTCAAAATGTCCGGTAGTTCCACTGAGAACTTCTTAACGATTCTGACTGAAGGTAATGAACAACGAGTTTACTTCTACAAGTTCCTCTATCTGCAAGAACAGTTAGTTCAACAATCATGGTCTCATTGGGACTTTGGTGTGAACTGTCGAGTTCTGTATTGTGATATGATTGGTGCTGTGATGCATCTCGTTATTGACAGTCCGTCAGGTGTTCTTATGGAGAAGATTGAGTTCACTCAGAATACGAAAGACTATCCAGATGAGCCTTATCGTCTGTACGTTGACCGTAAGATTGAATACACGTTCCCTGAAGGTTCATACAATGATGATGACTTTAAGACTCGTGTTAAGCTCAAGGATATCTATGGCTCCACTCCTGCAAATGGACAATACGTGTTTATCTCACTTGGTGGTGTTACTTTCACGTTTGACCCTCCTGCTGGTGGTTGGCAAGCTAATGATGGTCTGATAGAGTTTGATGGTGATTTACGTGGTATTAAGTTCTTCGTTGGAGAAGCTTACACGTTCCTCTATGAGTTCTCGAAGTTCCTCATTAAGACAACCGATACGGCTGGTGGTGTGGCCACTGAAGATATCGGTAGGTTGCAACTTCGTCGTGCTTGGGTGAACTACGATAAGTCAGGTAACTTCCGAGTCGAAGTGAACAACCAAGGTCGAACCTTCACGTATAACATGACAGGGAACCGTTTGTCTACCAATGAGCTTATCCTTGGTGATGAATCTCTGGATACAGGTCAGTTCCGTTATGCGGTGTCTGGTAATGCAACTCAAGTAACTGTAAGTCTCATCTCAGATACTCCTAACCCATTATCCATCATCGGTGTAGGCTGGGAAGGATACTATGTGAGACGTTCATCTGGTATTTAACCCACACTATAGGGAGAGGGGACTAAAGGTTAATCTATAAGATACATCTTTAAGTTCCCTCAGTTATTTAACAATCAGGAGGCTATTATGAAAATCGTAGATATTGAAGCTAATATTGGTGCTGGTAAATCCACACTACTTAAACCACTACAACGTGAATTAGAGTTATGGTCAGGTGAGGAATGGAACGTTCTGATTGAACCTGTAGATGAAGACCCTGAGTTCCATCGTCTTCTTAAAGTCTACATTGAGAATCCTCATGTTCCTGAAGAACGTATTAAGTTCCAAAAGTATCTCACCAATCAGCGTCAAGAGATGCTACGAGATATACCTGATGGTAACTACATCATTGAACGTTCATTGTTTAGTGATATCGTATTCTGTCAATTGAACTTCTTAACGATGGAACGACCAGATGCTCACTACATGGATTATTTCTATGATATCAAACGACGACTGAAAGATTACCCTCAGATTGACGCTATCGTTTATCTCGATAAAGACCCTCAGTCATGCATTGAGTCTATCGCAAAGCGTGGTCGTGAAGGTGAAGATGGATACACTCTGGATTACATTACAGACGTTAAACGATTCCATGACGCCTGTCTCCCTCAGATTGCCCGTGAGTACAACACTACGTTACTGACCTTTGAGTTAGGTAAAGGCTATGCAAAACCTTCTGTGGTAGCTGCTCAAGTAATGGAGACTCTTTATGACTAATCGTTACTTTAAGACTGTTCCTGCAACTATGGAACACGTAGACTTCCTCAGTGAGAACATGGCTGAAGCAGACGTTAAAGAGGTCTTTGTGTCCAGTGGACGAACTCCAAGAGAAGTCTTAGTGGAATCTCTGGATATCTGCCAGAAGGTCTATGTAATCGTTGAGATGACTACAGGAGAGCCTTTCGCTATTGGTGGTTACACTCATGCAGGAATCTGTTGGTTCCTCTGTTCCAATAAGGTAGAGACTTTCAATAAAGCTGAGAGAATTTCCTTCCGTGCTGAACTTGAGTTAAACCTTGAGAAAGCCTTGAAGGTTCATCCAAAGCTATGGAACTTTATCTGGTCTGGTAATCCTGCTCACATTCGATTCACTGAGTCTTGTGGTGCTCGTTTAGGAAACCCTATCCTTGGTATCAATAATGAAGTCTATGTTCCATTTGAGTTCCTTCGTGAAGACTTTGAGGATATTCCTTTTGAAGACCCTTGGGAGGATAATGAAGATGTGTGACCCTGTGTCTGGAACTTTAGCTGCTCTTGGTGCTGCCAGTGGGATGATGGACTATCGTAATCAGAATAAAGCATGGGCTGCTGCTGAGACTGCAAGACGTAAGCAAAACATTGAGATGGTTCGTCAAGCAAACCTTCAAGATGCAAACTTAATGATTCAAGATGCTTCCAACTTTGAGGCTATTCGTGAAGAGATGAATAATGCGACTCTCGATAACATCAAAGCACAAGGAGCTGTCAAACTGGCAATCAGTGAGTCTAACCTTGAAGGCCGAACAACTGAGCGAGTCCTACGCGATGTAGAGAACGTTGGGTTGAAGACCAAAGGAATGCTGAATGATGCATACCAACGTGATTACGCTAACATCTATGCTCAACGTGAGTCCGTCCGTAATAACCTGATTGGTGCTCTGTCAGGCTCTATGGCTGCTCCAAGACCTAATGCTGGCGATTTATTCGGAAGTGTCTTAGGTGGTGCTTCTCAAGGTTATCAGATTGGTTCTAACCTGAACTCAATCCTTGAGTCTACTCCTGACACTAAACTGTTTGGTGTAGAGACTAATCGAACCACTAAGTAATACTCAAGGTCATTCGATAAGAGTGGCCTTTATGAATTACTTAACCCACACTATAGGAGGAATGTATATGGCAAGTTCTTTAAAACAAGCCTTGTCTCAAGTACAAGCCCCAAAGGTTGCTATCAGTAAACTTCAAGGTCAAACTTATCAAGCTCAACGTGTAGCTGTTGCTCCTGTCAAACAGAGTAACGTACTGAACTCCTTGATGGGTATGGCTCAAGCTGGTACTCAAGCTTATGGTGCTTATGTTGCTAAACGTGAAGAACAAGGTATTCAACGTAAGAACGAGATTCTATTGAAGAATATGCGTCCTGAAGAAATCAAGAAGATGCGTGAAGATGGTACTCTACTTTATCAAGATGACCCTTACGCAATGAGAGCTTTGGAACGTGAACTTGGTAGACAAGAAGCTTACAACGTTGATGCTATCGTTGCCAATAAGATTCGTGCAGGTGACTTTAAATCTCGTCAAGAGATGGAAGAGTTCCGTGCGTCTCTCTATGAGCAATCTATGAGTACAATGGCTGAAGCCTACGGTATTAACCCAACATCAACGTATTTCCGTGAAGGTCTTCAATCGGATATCGTAGAGCGTAACATGGCTGTCTATAATACCCAAGCGGTAAAGACTGACCAAGCTGAACGTAACAAAGCACGTTTAGTCATTGAAGGTAACATTCAGGCTATCGTTAATTCCGGTAAGAACTCCGGTTATGGTACGATGGAATACCTGAAGAAAGCTCGTGAAGATGGTCTGATTCGTTCTGATGAGGAAATGGAAGTTTACCTCAACAAGACAGCTAAAGAGCTTGCTCAACGTCCTGATGGTGTAGAAGCATTAAAGGAAATGGCTAACTCCAAGGTGACTCTATGGGGTGAAGAGACTACTTATGCTGAAGCTATTGGTACTGAAGCGATGAATCTATTGATTCTGAATGCTCACGAAAAGCAATTCCAGAACGATTGGGAGAATCAGGAACAGTTCATTCGTGGTCTTCACTTTATCACAAGTGCTGACTTAACGACTCCTGAAGGTATCGCCTCAGCAAAGGACAAAGTGTCTTCCATGTGGAAACAACTTCACCAACTTGACCAGAACTCTCCTTTAGTTACTCAACAGAAGCAACAACTGTTACAAGCTGAGTTGCAACTGCAAGATAACATGAAGAGAGCTGTAGAGGCCAAGAAGTCTTCTATGAAAGGTAACATGCAGTTAGCTTACCGTATTAAATATCTCAATGAAGTCTTTAACAAGCGTATCAATGGTGAGAATATCTCTACCGCCTATGATGCTCAGATTGAAGATGAGATGACAGGTAAATGGACTGATAGTGACCTCTCAATGTTCGCTGAATGGAAAATCCAAGAGATTCGAGGTGATACAACCTTGACTCCTGAACAGCAAGACCTCAAGCTTCTGGCGTATCTTAAAGCTGATGACAACAAGTCTAAAGGCTTCCGTGAGAAGTTCAATACGTTGGTACAAGATGCTTCACAAGAGTGGACAGCTTCTGTTCTTGCAGCAAAGTATGGTCAACCTTTACCGGAGAACCCACGGCTAAATGAGTTAGCTCGTTTCTATCAGTTAGACCCATCGACTATCCAACAGCTATATCCTGAGAATGCTGAGTTGATTATGAAGTTGGACTTACTGTCTAAAGCAGGGTTCAACCAAGAGATGTTAGCTAAAGCTGAAGCTCAACAACAAGGTATGACAGAACAGATGCGCTTCCAGTTACGAAACGACTGGAACACTGTGAAGAACAACAGTAAGTATTCTGAACTGGCTTCTATTCCAGCAACTCTGGATAACCAAGCATTTGAAGTTTATCAAGCTTATGCAGCTTTCAGTGGAAACACAAGTGCTGCTGCTCAATACACTGCGCAATACATGCAGAGTAATTATGAGCCTCTAACCATTGATGATAACCAGATTGGTATGGTCTCTAAGAAGTCCTTAATGATTAACCCATCAAATCCTAACTCTTATGAGCAAGGTAAACAGTTAATCCAGAAGGTTCTGAAAGATAACAACCTTGGTTCAGACACTTTGATTACCAATACGTTCGATGGTCGAATCCAATTCATGAATCCTACAGGTGGTGTTTACGTATTCTCTACGGAAGACCTACGGAAGATTCAAGAAGCGATGACTGTAGAAGAACGTGAACAGGCTCTCAAAGATGTTCAATCAGGTAAGAGCAAGCAGACCTATAAACTACAAAGTAACCGTTTCTTTTATTAATAAGGAGTAAACATGGCTAATCTTGAAGACCAACTAAGTGAAATCCGTCAACCTGTCTCTATGGATGCAGCGTCTTTCACGAAACAAGAAGCTCAAGCCCAAGCCTTTCAACCAGAACCTACCTTTGAAGAACTTCAGTCACAAGTTGAACAACCTGATGTTGGTTTCTTCGAGGGAACAGGTGAGGCATCGTCAGCAAGTCTGGCGACCTCTCCTTTAGGTATGGCTTATCGAGCTTATAAGCGTCCTGTTGATGACATTGTATGGGATGTGTTCCGTCCATCCTTTGCTAACACATATGAGTTCTCTGATGAAGATATCGAAGAAATCCGACAGTCTGGCCTTCCAGCCTCATCGTTCGGTGCTCTTGAAGGTGCTTCATCTCCTGAGAATCTACGTGAACTAATCAAACTGACTAAAGAGAACCTTGAGTATGAAAAGAAAATCCAACAAGCTGGACTTGGTGGGCAGATTATTGGTGGAGTCGTTGGTGATGCTGGCAACCCTCTCAGCTATGTCCCTATGGCTAACAGCCTGAAAGGTATGTCATTATTGAACAAGACCTTGGTACGTGGTGTTGAAGGTGCTGCTGTAGGTTTGGCCTCAGAGAAACTTCGTTCAGGTACTACTGGTATTGAGGCTGATTACTCAATGGCAGCTATCACTGGTGCAGTGTTCTCTTCTGGTCTTGGACTGTTAGGAGATGGTCTTGAAAGTCTTCGTAATACAGGTGTTCGTTTAGAAGCTCGTGAGAGTTCTCGTAATGCAAATACCAACGTAGACAGCTCACAGGCTATCGAATTGGCTGCTCCTGAAGGAACTCGTTATGTCCCACATCCTGAAGAGGAAGGTGCAGTGGTTACTCGTGATGGTACAATCATTAGTGAATCAAACCCTGTTAACCCTCAGACAATCGAACAGTTTGCACAAGTAGACCCTGAAAGGTCAGCTAAAGGTGTAAGACTTGGAGGATTCACTGAGTTAGGTTTAACAATTATGGACAGTGACAATGTAACAGTTCGTCAGATTGGTGAAGGACTGGTTCGTTCTCCTGTTGGTACACAATCTGGTGGTCGTGGTAAAGCTGGTGCTACTGCATCGGATATCAAGGAACGTTTAGATTCCACTGACCATGTGAGCTATAACGCAATCATCAAAGGAATGGAAGATGTTCTTAATGACCCTGCTAATATGAATCTTAAAGGCTCTCGTGAGGATATGGAAGCCCTTGTTTATCGTAAGATTGTTCATGCAATCGAAGACCAAACAGGTGAAGCTTTGCAGTTCCTTTCAGAAGCTGAGAAGAAACTCATGCAGACAGTCAAACAGCACTTCGATAAGAAAGGTGAATATCTTAAAGACCCTCGTCTATTTGGTAACGATAAGGCACAGCCTATCCTGAAGTCATCGCGTCATGAAGGTACTTACGTTCCTCAAGTGTATGACAATGCAGCTAAAGCTAACGCTATTGTTCGTTTCGGTGGTAAAGATGGTCTGAAAGAAGCCATTAAGAAATCATGGATGACTTCCTTTGAGTCTCGTCCTACAGTGAAGGCTCGTTTCCAAGAGTTCTTCAAGGATGAACTTCAAGGTATCGAAATGGATAAGGTTGATGCAAAGCTTAAAGAGCTTGTGGAAGACTACGCTGAGAAGAAAGCCTATGGTATCTCTAACAGCGATGAGTTCTCTTATAGCTCAGTCCTTGAGGAATCTTTGGACTTCCTACAGGGTATTGAGAACAACAAGTTCCTTGAAGCTCGTAACCTGTTTGATTCTGACATGAATGTTCTAATGCCTGATGGTCAAACATTCTCAGTGAATGACCTACGGAGCTACGATATGGGACACATCATGCAGTCCTACGATAGACGTGTCAACGGTGACATTGCTATCATGGGAGCAACAGGTAAATCAACCAAAGACTTAAAGGATGAGATTGTTGCTCTTGAGAAGTCAATCGGTTCAGACGGTAAGGGTAAACGTGATGTTGAGGCTCTAAAAGATACGATTAAGATTCTCACTGGTCGTGCTCGAAGAGACCCTGACTCAGCGTTTGACCACATTGCTCGTTCATTGACTGATATCTCATTTACCACTAAGAACGCCTATATGGGTGCTATGAACATTACTGAGATTGCTGGTATGGTTGCTAAAGGTAACGTTAAGGCTCTTACTCGTGGTGTTCCTTTGCTTGGTGAGTGGATTACTAAGAGAGCCACAAAGATGCCTAAAGAGGAGCTTCAGGAGCTTCATGGTGCTTTGTTTGGTCAAGAGGTATTTAACCTAATGCGTCCGTCTTATGGTCGTTTCAAAGAGCGTATCCAAGAGACAACTCCTTTAGGTGAAACTTCAGCGAAGGCTCTTGCAGGTCTACGTTATGCAACTCAAGAAGCTGCTGCTCGTAACCCGTTCACTACCTTCATGAATGCCTCAACGAACTACATGATTGATTCTGCTCGTATGGGTACTATTGCTGATGTTGCTAATCATGCTCTGTTTGGAAGTAAGACTATGTTTGATGAACGTATGTTGAAATCTTCAAGTGTTACTGCTGAACAATTCGAGAACGTTAAGCAACTCATTCGGGACTATGCGACAGTTGATGCTAACGGATACATCAAGATTAACAACAAGTCTGCCTTTGCGAGTGACCCTCGTGCTATGGACTTGTGGCGTCTTGGTGATAAAATGGCTGATGAAGCTATCCTTCGTCCTACCAAAGTTTCCATGCAGAATACCAAAGCCTATGGCTCACTGGTTCAACTTGGTATGCAGTTCAAATCGTTCACTCTAAAGTCTCTGAATGGTCGTACTATCCGTGCAATCTATGAGGGAACTAAGAATGGACGAGCCATTGACCAGACCATTGCTGCTACATTGTCTATGGGATTAGCTGCTGGTTTCTATGCGATTCGTGCTCAAGTTGCTGCTCAAGGTATTCCAGAAGCACAACGTCAAGAGTATCTGGATAATGCATTAAATCCTAAGATGGTAGCTTATGCTGCTGTCTCTCGTAGCTCAATCGTAGGTTCACCTTTAGGTTTATTCAACATGTTCGCTGCTCCATTGGGATTCGACCCTGCGAAGCAAGTCCGTACAAGTATCTTACCGACTCCTCCTGTAGAACGAGATAAAGGAGCAATGCTTTATGCTCCACGAGCAGGAGAGCTATTCGGAGGTTTCCTTGAACAAGTTCCAGCTTTAGGTGTAATTGGTTCAGGATACCAAGTAGGTTCTAACGCTATCGGAATGATTGGAGCTACAGGATATGATGAGATTCAATATCGGACTGGTCTTTACAATGGACTGAAAGGATTGATTCCTAATGACCCTGTTTCACAAGCTGTCCTATTGGGAGTCTTTGAGGAACAAGGAATCATGCAGCGGATGAAGTAACTTGATTAATTAACCCACACTATAGGGAGAGAGGGGCGTAAAGTTCCTCTCTATAAGATTAACTTTAAGAGGAGGCTTTATGTCAGGCACTCGTGCTCCTAAGACTATTGTGGTTTATGATATCACAGGTCAAACAGACTATACGATTCCCTTCGAGTACCTTGCTCGTAAGTTCGTAGTGGTCACTCTTATTGGTCAAGACCGTAAGGTTCTGACTTTAAATACCGACTATCGGTTTACCACAAAGACAACTATCGGTTTGTCAGACCCAAGTCCTGTAGGTTATAATAAAATTGAGATTCGTCGATTCACTTCAGCTACTGACCGTCTGGTAGATTTTCATGATGGTTCTATCCTTCGTGCTTACGATTTGAACCTCTCACAGATTCAAACTCTCCACGTTGCTGAAGAAGCTCGTGACATTGCAGGAGACTCTATTGATGTTGATGATAACGGAGACTTAGATGCTCGTGGTCGTAAGATTGTTAACCTTGCAGATGCAGAGGATGATACCGATGCAGTGAACTATGGGATGTTGAAGAAGTTCGATAATTCTACTTTCAACAATGCTCAAAAAGCTGAAGCTTCTGCTAATGCTGCTAAATCTTCTGAGAACAAAGCTAAGAACTCAGAGTTACGTTCTATTGAAGCTGAGGCAAAGTGTCTTTCGTCTGCTGGTACAGCTATGACTGCTGCTGCGGACGCTAATCGTTCTAAAGTAGCCGCTGAAGATGCTGAACAAGTAGTCGTACCATTAGTCCCAATCGTAGAGAAAGCCTCTCAGGATGCTGCTAAAGCTGCTGCTGATGCTGCTCAAGCGGTACAGGATGTTAAAGACCTTGGTGCTGTTCCTATTGGTACAATCGTTACGTTCATTAAAACGCCTCCTGCTGGTTACTTGAAGTGTGATGGTTCTACCTTCTCACAAACTGAATACCCTGAACTTTATGCTTACTTAGGGACTAACGTTCTACCTAACCTTAATGACCGCTATTTGAAACAGCCTTCTGATGAAGTAAACATTAACCAAGGGTTTAACGCTCAGATGCCAGACCACTGGCATGATGTCACAGAGCATACCCATACTCGTGGTAACATGGAGATTACTGGTGAATTTCGTAATGTGAATAACTCAGGTACTTGGCGTGAAATGACATATACCGGTGGTGCTTTCCATGCTGGTAAGCCTGAGCCTAACTGTGCTTTCGTACAAAGTCTCACACCTACATATACAGGTTTAACAATGGCTTACTTCAATGCTTCTCGTACTTGGACAGGTAATACCTCTGCTTCTTTGATTAAGACAGAAGGAATCAATCAGTCTTCCCTAAGTATCGCTATTGGACAGGCTCTGGAAGTTAAACATCATACGGTTATCTTTGCGATTAAAGCTGCTGGTAAGGTTTCTGATGAAGGTCTAATGGAAGTCACTCAGATTAAAGCTGATGTGGAGAAGTTAAGAAACTCTGTGCGTATCTGGTTTACCCTTGGTGATGAGAACCCTGCGGATTTCTTTGGTGGACAGTGGGAGTTGATTAATGCGGATGCAACGATTGCTTTCGGTGATGGTAGTGTTCAAACAGGAGCTGCTGAAGGTAACAACAACCCTACAGTACCTCTTCCAGCTCACAGCCACACGTTCACAGGTAATGCTTTACCCGCACATAAACACCAATCAATGTTTCCTGATAAAGCTGGTAACATTCCGTACCTTGGAGGTGTAGGGGATTGGTCTTGGAGAGATACTACAGCGGTCTCTGCTGGTACACCTTCAGGTACAATCTCAACGTCTGGTACTGCTAATGCAACTATTGATGTTCGTGGTGCTCGTATTAAAATCAACGTCTGGAAACGTATAGACTAAGGAGGTAACTTGTAATGTCTCTCGAAGTACAATTCGGGGACACTGTGATTCGTTCAGTGCCAGTGGTGGGAGCTGCTGGCGTTGACGTAGTGACTCGAATCTTTGGACTAACTCTCAGTGACTGGTTCTATGTTGCAGCTATAGGTTACACCGTAGTCCAAGCTTGGGCAGTCTTATACAAAACATTAAAAAGAAAGGAGGATAAATAATGCCTACACCTCGTTCCTTAAACACGGTAGAGTTTGGTTGGAATGGTACTGATGGTTATGTTAAGAATGACGGAAAGTATCAGTTATTATACACAAAGCCTAACCTATCGTTTCCTTATGGAGTAGCAACCTATTCATCTGACCCAACTGTAGCTGACATTGTGTTAGACCAGTATGGAGACCTTATGGAAGTAACTCCTGAAATGGAGGCTGAAATGTCACAATATGCAGTGACAAACGCAGTTAACGAGCCTTGGAATACACCTCAAAGTCGTAACTATGTGGTTAACGTTGAGCCTGTTGATAATCTTCCTAATGATGAGAACAACAGACGTCTTCAGTTAACACTTGCAGATGGAACTACTCAATTAACTGATGTTGTTCTTGAAGGTGCAATGCCAGCTTTAATTCAACTTAAAGATAATGACCCAATCACTACATTTGAGATTATCACTACACCATTTGCATAAGGAGGTACTTAATGAATTTAGAACAACTCCTACAGGCTCTTGACAGCGAATCTGCTCGTCTGATGCTTGAAGACCTTAAAGACCCTGAGAAGCGTACACCTCAGCTTTACAACGCTATTGGTAAGCTCTTAGACCGTCACAAATTCAACATCTCAAAGGTTCAACCTGATGAGTCTATCCTTGGGGAGCTGGCTTCGGCTCTCCCTGATGATGTGACTGAATCTGACCTTTACACTATCAATTAACAACTAAGGAGGTATCTTATGTGGTACAAAAAGAAACGTTTCGTAGCGGCTATTGTAACTGCTGCTCTTGTAGCACTTGGTGCATTAGCAGGTGTCGATTTATCTGGTCTTGAAGCTGGCTTAACGCAAGCTGCTTGTGGAATCGTGGAGTGTGTACAATAATGAAGAAAGGTTTAATTACAGTTCTATTGGCGGCTGTTCTTAGTGCTTGCACCGTGAATATCGTCAAGGATTCAACTGACGTTCGTATCTCTTCGTCTTATGAAGGTTCTGCTAAACTATCTATCGCTGATAGTAACTTTGGTGGTGAAGCTGACTCGACTGCTGATGAAGTTGTCGATGAAGTAATCCCTGAGTAATAAACTCGGAGTCATCTCTTTAGGTGGCTCCTATGATTGTTATTCACAACTAATAAGGAGAACAATGTGTCTAAGTATTTGACTAAAGACCAACGCCGACTGTTAGCCATGAAGAATGACTTTGTGTTGTTCCTTATGGTCTTATGGCGAGCGTTGAACCTTCCTGAGCCTACACGGTGTCAGAAGGATATGGCCAGAAAGCTTGCTGCTGGTGATGAGCGACGATTCATCTTACAGGCTTTCCGTGGTATCGGTAAGTCGTTCATTACGTGTGCTTTCGTTGTGTGGAAGCTCTGGAATAACCCTCAGTTGAAGTTCATGATAGTATCTGCAAGTAAGGAACGTGCTGATGCTAACTCTATCTTCATTAAGCGTATCATTGACTTGTTACCGTTCTTACATGAACTGAAACCTCGTCCTGAGCAACGTGACAGTGTAATCTCTTTCGATGTTGGTTTAGCGAAACCTGACCACTCTCCTTCTGTAAAATCAGTGGGTATCACAGGTCAGCTTACAGGTTCTCGTGCAGACATTCTCATTGCGGATGACGTTGAGGTTCCTAATAACTCTGCGACACAGGCTGCAAGAGACCGTCTTGGAGAGCTTGTAAAGGAGTTTGACGCTATCTTAAAGCCTAATGGTACTATCATCTACCTTGGTACTCCACAATGCGAAATGACGCTATACAGAGAGCTTGAGAACCGTGGTTACAAGACTACTATCTGGCCAGCTCGTTATCCTAAAGATATGAATGATTTAGAGACTTACGGTAATCGTCTTGCACCAATGCTTAAAGATGAACTAATGGAGAACCCTGAAGCTTACTGGTGGCAACCTACTGACCCTGTGCGATTCGATGATGAAGACTTACGGGAACGTGAGCTGTCTTATGGTAAAGCTGGTTTTGCTCTACAGTTCATGTTGAACCCTAACCTGAGTGATGCTGAGAAATACCCTCTGAAGCTTCGTGATTTCATCGTAGCGGCTCTTGAAGTAGATAAGGCTCCACTTACCTATGGTTGGCTTCCAAACCCTCAGAACCTCTTACAGAACGTTCCTCAAGTGGGACTGAAAGGTGATACATACCATCGTTATGATGTAGCAGACAAACGTCAGGCATCTTACACTTCCAAGATTATGGCAATTGACCCATCTGGTCGTGGTAAGGATGAAACTGGTTACTGTGTCTTGTATTTCCTTAACGGTTATATCTACTTGATGGAGACTGGTGGTTTCCGTGGTGGTTACGAGGATTCAACTCTTGAAGCTCTCGCTAAGGTGGCTAAACGATGGAACGTTAATGAAGTTCTATGTGAAGGTAACTTCGGTGACGGTATGTTCCTCAAGATATTTAGCCCTGTGCTTAACCGTGTGCATCGTTGTGCTCTAACCGAGACTAAGAGTACAGGTCAGAAAGAAATGCGTATAGCGGACACTCTGGAGCCTGTAATGGGTGCTCACCGTATCGTTGTCATGGAGTCTGCCATTCAGAAGGACTACCAGACTGCTCGTAACGTCGATGGTACTCACGATATCAAATACTCTATGTTCTATCAGCTTACTCGTCTTACTCGTGAACGTGGTGCATTAGCTCATGATGACCGATTGGATGCCTTTGCGATTGGTGTAGCGTATTTCGTTGAGATGCTTGAGAAGGACTCACAGGCTGGTGCTGATGATACTACGGCTGAGTGGTTAGAGGAGATGTTAGGTAAAGATGCTCTACAAGCTAACCAATCCCATGTTCATATCCTAAAGGGAGACGTTGAGATTTACTTCGAGGATGACCCTAACGATTTCTCTGGATTGAATCTTTGTGGATTTTAACGCTTAGACCATCATAAAGTGAGAAGACTCTTGTTTCTGTAAGTTTTCCTTCGGGAAGCCTTATGGGACAAGGGTTCTTCTTATATTAGTTTACACTAACATTAATTAACCCACACTATAGGGAGAGAGGGGACTGAAAGTTACTATAAGATATCTTTAAGATAGACACTTTGTATCTTTAAGACTTCTGTGAGTCATCTATAAGTGAAACTCTCATAAGTGCTACTTTAAGTGAGGTATATTGTAATGGTTAATTCACTACTAAGACCAATGACCTCTATTGTACTTCAAGTAGCTCTGTACGTAGCCCTGTGGTATGATGGAGGTATAGTCGTTAAGACAGCGTTGGTTGCATTCGCTCAATTACTATTCCGTTAACACTGCATAGTAATTAGTGTCTGTAGTCAAGTCTTAGGGTCTATCTTTAAGTCCTATCATCAAGAGCTATCATCAAGATAGTCCCTAAGATATCCTTTAGTGACTTGGTTACTCCTTGTACATCTCAATGAAAATCTACCAGAAAAATCTGAGAGACCATCTCATAGTTTAAACCTCACGGATACCCCCCATATACCCTATCCTCAAGACAACCTAAAGACCATCCTCAAGATAATCTTCAAGTCTTCATTGAGTTTATCTATTGGTAATAGGGTTTATCTATTGGTAATCTTAAAGATGATAGGTGGAGACTATTGGTTTATCTATTTGTCTCT